TAGCGTGCCAAGAAATTAACTCCTCGACTCCCTCGAGGAACTGTGTTGGCTTCCAACACGAGTCCCACCCTTTCGGCCGCCCACTGGTGGTTAGTGGGGGGGAGGTCAGCATCAACACCGTCGTCACCCAGGTGAATTCCCAACGCGGCGAACGATTCCTCGGGGGAAAGGTGTCGTCCGTCGTCGAGAATCTTGTTCCTGAAGGCGAGATAAGCAGTGAAGGCCGCTCGTAAAGTTTGGAACAGGCTCGTGGCAGAGCATCCTGATCCATGCGATGGTCCTTGATCAAATGTGGTTCCATGAGGCATTCTTCCTCTATTGTCGACATTTGTTTTGAGTAGTTCATTCAACTTAGCACGGTGATTTGTAAAGGCCTTCATACAAATCGCCCGCTCAACCTGGCGAATGACGTACGTGATCGTTCCGTCCATGCGGTGGTAGTCCGAGATGTTGACAAAGTCAGCATCTTGGCAGATTTCCACTACACGTTCCGCAACTTCCAACGGTGTCTTGCCAGGGCCGTACCACTTAAACTTCTTACAGTGTGCTGAGAGAGACAAAGCAAATTGGGCCATATCAAGTTTATCTGCATCGTTGTACTTCGAAATGTTTCTCTGATCTTTTACATCAGGATACGCTTCCGCTTTACCGAAACAGTTTAATACTCGCTTACGGAACCAACCTACCAACACAGCAGCTGATAAAGATAGTTTTTGGGCAGTGCTAGTCTGTTTGTCAGCCACGACTTCATAACAGACCGGTTCAAGGTGCACTCCTTGTACGACGAGATTCGCAAACTCGTCAATACAGCGGTCACGGAAGCGCGAAGGTTTTGGTTCTGGTTTCTTCAACTTATTAACACGTCCTTCAACGCTTGCTTCCTCCGTTGCCTTGTTATTCACAGGGGCGAAGGCTCCGTGTACCAATGGGCTCATGAAGTCTTGTAACTTCGCTTTTGCTTCAGGATCGTACTCATGCGGCTTATACTGATACGTTCGCACCCCCTGACCAACCGGGAAGGTGGTCAGTTCAGTGCGTTCGCACGTAAGCCGATGGTATTCGGTGAGAACCGCAGCAGCGGCTCGATCATCCTTGATCCAACTAGCAGTGGTCGGAAGCATCAAATTTGTTGTCCCCAACCTAGCGACAGTCGCAATACTATCATCAACCGACGCCGGGACAGTGGCTACCAACCACGTTCCGGCGCGCGCCGTAGTAACCATATTGACTCCTGCAGCAGTGTGCACATTAAACCTTACAAAAGGTCCACCTGTCGTCTTAACGATAGGGCAGAATCTCTTGAGAGGTTGCGCATCAAGCAATGCAAGGGCCAACCATGCTCCCAAGTACTTGAAAACCCTTATCGGGCTTAACAAGACTACTTGTCGGTGGTTCCCAATCTGCTTACGTTCAACAGCATAAGATGTGACCTTGTAAGGTACACCCCAAAACTTCTTTGTAACAAGCAGACTGTCACGGCCATAATCCCACAAATGATGTGAGTAACGGCCACCCCCGGCAACAAGCGTTGTCAATGAACCATCAGCTTCAAACTTGAAGCTGGTATCATCAACACCGCTAGTGACTGCTGTCTCAGGTACAACAGTGTATAGGAGCACTGGTTTAGGCGTAGCGGCCAACAACTCAGGCATGTTTATGTAGTAATCCACATCACACACGTATCGTATGTCAGACGCTGTTGGGACATCATTCCGATTATCGGTATTGACGTCCTTAGCCCAGTACCACTGGCGAGTTCCATTCATGCCTTTTCTTTGATCAGTTTTAGACATTCCAACAACGAACACGTTGGCCCCGCAATGTTGTGCAAGGTTCAACGCAAAGTTCGTGCTGGTGGTTCTCAAGCCAGCGGCACTAGCGTGCGTGTGACCAGGCGTAGGTGCAACCTGGTCAACTTCAAGTGTGGCAAACGCGTCTCGCACCACATCCGACTCAATGGCGGGGCGGTGGGACAACAGCTCGCACAGGGAAGAAGCGATTTCTCGCAAACGTTCCCTCTTCGTCACGACAATGGCAGCAGCGGTTGATAAGCTGACAGCCAAAAGTAGCATTTTACCTCGTCGTGGAAACGGCATCGTGTGATCAGCAC